AGTTGTTGCATTACATTATAGTAAAAAATATCCTGAACATAAGAACGCATTATTAGAAGGCGCTAAAATTTGTGGATATGGAAGAGTATTAGCAGGATTACATTATCCAGCTGATTATGAAGCAGGTGTTAAACTTGCACAAGGATTGATGGAATATATAGATTATGATAAGTTTTAAAAGTTATTTATCAGAAGCAGATAAAAGAACTGTTCGTAAGAAAGGACAACATACTGGTAGTTCTAGTCATTCTGATTTGTATACAGATGAGGATCCTCGTGGTACAATACATGGATTAGGATTTAAAGATGCTGAAACTGCAAAGAAAGGTATTGCAATAATTAATAAAGCTGATAGAGAACACGCACACAAAGTACAAGCAACATTAGTTATGCAACAAAGAGCAAAAGAAGCTATTAAAAGAACAAAAGATCCGGAAAAGAAAGCAAACTTAAAACAAGCTTACACTATATGGACAGCGCATTTAGAAAAACTAAAAGCAAAAACTAAAGAGATGAACAAATGAAAAGTTTTAAAAATTATGAAGTAATAACCGAAGCCAAGAATACTCACATGACACATATTGAGGACTTGGTATTAGACGGTGGAGTTAAGGGGGCACGCCAGGCTATTCTAGCGCTAAGATCTTTGAGGGATATGCTTTCAGGTCATGCTAAATCACCAGTAGATGTGACCGTTAAATGGGACGGTGCTCCCGCCGTCTTTGCAGGAGAAGACCCAGAGGATGGACAATTCTTTGTAGCAAAGAAAGGTATATTCGCAAAAAATCCTAAGGTGTATAAAAATCATGATGATATAGATGATGACACAACTGGTGACTTAAATAAAAAATTAAAATTAGCATTTGATAATTTAAAAGATCTTGGGGTCAAAGGTGTTATCCAAGGTGACTTTATGTTTGATGCAGCTGATATAAAAACTGAAACAATCAATGGACAAAAAATGAAAACCTTTCATCCAAATACAATTGTATATGCAGTTCCAGTTGGAAGTAAATTAGAAAAAACTATTTCAAAAGCAAAGATTGGTATTGTCTGGCATACTAGTTATTCTGGAGCAACATTCGAAACTATGCAAGCAGAGTTTGGAGGAGATATAGTTGGTGGTTTAACAAAAAGTTCTAAAGTATGGATGGTGAATGCAGAACTAGAAGAACTATCAGGTAAAGCAACATTTACTGAATCTGATAATTTAAAAGTCACTAGTCTATTATCAGCAGCTGGTAAAATGTTCCAGAAAATATCTTCTGGTGTATTAAAAGAGATAGAACAGAATAAAGAATTAAATCTTGTTATAAATGTTTACAATAATACAATGGTTAGAAAAGGTGTAAGAATTACAAATACAAGAAGACACGCAGCTGGATTAATTAAATTTGTTGAAGATAGATATGCTAAACAAATAGATAAGCGTACTTCACGAAAAGGAAAAGATATACAAATCAAAAAAAGAGACGAATTATTAGCATTTTTTAGTAAAAAAAATCTAAAAAACTTACAAAATATCTTCGATTTACAGAATTTAATCGTCGATAGTAAATTAATTATTATAAATAAACTTAACAAACTAAATAATATTGGTACGTTTGTTAAAACAACGTCCGGATTTAAAGTGACCAACCCAGAAGGTTTTGTTGCTGTAGATCGCATGGAAGGTGGAGCGGTTAAGCTTGTTGATAGATTAGAATTTTCTGCCAACAACTTTTCCAAAGATATTATAAAGGGTTGGGATAATCCCAACTAAATGGGAACCGAGGATAAATGAAATCATTTAAAGACTATTTAGTCGAAGAAACAAAATTAGTAACTTTTGCATTTGGTAGATTCAATCCGCCGTCGATTGGTCACGAAAAGGTATTCGATGCAGTTAAGAAGTTATCACGTGGCGGTGTCTACAGAATCTACGCATCTAAGACAAACGACAAAAAGAAAAATCCCCTAGTATTCAAAGATAAAATTAAGTTCATGAGGAAAATGTTTCCGAAGCATGCACGTAATATTATGGCCGATTCAGATGTAAGAACAGTATTTGATATTGCTGTTAAGTTATATGACCAAGGATTTACAAAAGTACAAATGGTTGTTGGAAGCGACCGTGTTAGAGAATTTGATACATTACTAAACAAATACAACGGTGTAAGTGGTAGACACGGATTCTACGAGTTCGAAGGAGAAATAAACGTTTTATCTGCAGGAGAAAGAGACCCAGATAATCCAGACTCAACTGAAGGTATATCAGCTTCTAAATTAAGACAATATGCATTAGATGGTGATAGAAAGAAATTTGCATTTGGTATTGGTACAGACGTTGCTTCTCTTGCAAACGATTTATATAACGCAGTTCGTAAAGGTATGGGATTAAGAGCAGAGTCAAGCCAACCACATACACAATTAGAAAAAGTTTCAGACATTAGAGAAGATTACGTACAAGAAAAGATATTTAGAATTGGAACTAAGATTCGATTAAAAGAAACTGGACAATCAGGTAAAGTTATTATTCGTGGTTCTAATTATGTTATAGCAGAATTCAATGGTAAAAAGAAAAGATGCTGGTTGGATTCTATACAAGAATTAGCTGGTGAATGGGGAACAGATGAGTTAACAAAAAACTATGCTGACAATACTCCAGGTCAAAAGAATATGTCTTCTTACAAAAAACTAAAAATGAAAAGAGAACATGATGGTTTAGAAGAAGACGCAAAAGAAGATTTTATAAAATTAGCTGCTAAAGGTTTCCGCTCAATGGCAAAAGAATTTAGGTCAGATAGATTTACTGCTTCTCTTGCAAATAAAGCTGCTGACCTTGCAACAAAAGGAATGGATGCGTTTAAAAAATGGTTTGACAGTATACCTTCTGATGATAAACTATTACTAGCAGCAGAGATTGGATATTATACTAAACAAAAAGATAGTACAATCGAAAAGATGTTAGGATATAAATTCTACGAAGCTAAAGATAAAGAAAAGAAAAGAAATACGCATGGGGATAAGTTAAGAAAAGACTTTGAAGCTAATCCTGGAGACGGTGATGATTCAACCGATGCTAAAAGAAGAGCACAATTTAACAAACAAGCTGAGATGGATGACGATGACCCAAGAGCATATAAAGATGCACCTGGTGATAAAAAAGCTAGAAAGAAAGGATTAAAACCATCTAAGTTTACAACGAGGTATAAACAAATGTATGGTGAAAGTATGACATTCGAGGACTTTGTCGCAGAAAATAAAGGACAAGTTCAAGCTGCATTGAAAAAGAAATCAAAGGCGACTGGGGTTTCTATGAGTATATTAAATAAAGTTTTTGACCGAGGATACGCTGCATGGAAAGTTGGACATAAACCTGGTACAACTCCAAATCAGTGGGGACTTGCTCGTGTGAATTCTTTCTTAACTGGTGGACCAGTTTGGCACAAATTTGATAGTGACCAAGCTAAGTTAGCAAGAAAAGGCGGATTTAGTCCGAAAGGATAATGTCTGATTTTAAGTTAACTCCAGCAAGAGAGAAAGAATTAGAAAAGATTGCAAAAGATTTACCAGATAAATCGTTTAAAGATAAATATGGTAAAGATTGGAAATCAGTTAAAATAGCTACTGCTATGAATATTTTAAAAAAGAAATTAGGTTTTAAAGAGGAAAATAAAATGAAATTTAAAGAACTAAGAGAAAAACTTGGTAAGATGTCTGGCTCCAAGTTAACTGGCCAAGAGATTTCTGTATACTACAGAAAGAATCCAAGTGCTAAGAAAGCTGCTAGAGATCCTAAAGTCAAAAAGGCGATTGAGTTTGCTTTAGACCACGGTGGTGCTATGACTTACGCAATCAAAGAAATCGAAAAGATGAAACGTGGATTAGCAAGTCATCCAGAAGTTGCTAAAGCTTTAGAGTTTGCAAACTTTGGTGAAGATGTAGTAAAAGAAGCTTTATCTAAGCTTTCATTAAAAGAAGGAACTTGGCATATACCAGATACAATTGAAGAATTAAGAATGGTTATTGCACTACTTGCTAAACCAAGATATGCTAAGAACGCAAATGATGTTAAGAAACTAATTGGTGTATTACCAATTGGTGATGATTCTTTATACGATATATTAGATTCTTATATGTACGAACCAGGTGGAACACAAGAAGTAGATAGACCTTTAAAGAAAGCAACTGGTACATTTAAAAACGGAGTAATTAATATGTCACACATTATAGGTGATACATTAGTTCAAGAAAGATGGATAACTGGTAAAAGAAAAGGAAAAGCTTTTGATGTGACTGGTCACTTCTTTGGTTATATTTTTGGAGATGATAACCCAGAAAACTTTAAAGACTTACCTTACGATTTGAAAAAAGAAACAGATTTTCAACAAGCTGAATTCTCACAAGAATCAAAAGAAAATATCGAAAGAATGAAAAAAGAAAATATCTTGAAAAGAAAAGCTGGTAAAGATATGAAACGTAAGAAAATGGTGAGGTTGCCAATATGAAAATGAGAGACATCGTTCGTAAACATAAACGCGAACTACAAAAAGCACAAAGGACTGGACAGTTAGAGTTATCTCGTAAAGCTGAAGAAGACCTTATGCAATGGGCTATGGATAATGGCGAAGTGAATACTGACGATGAAGATGATTTTATTGATTGGTTAGATAATAACTTAGATGATATTCTAAGAGGAAAAATCAAAGAATCAGTAAACGAAGCAAGACTTAGCCGAAAAGAACAAATCATAGCAGATGCTGAAAGAAAACTAAATTTTAAAATTAAAGAACTTCAGTATTTAAAAATGAAAAAAGAAATGGAAGCAGAAGGTCTTTGGGCTAACATTCACGCTAAAAGAAAGCGTGGTGAACGTATGCGTAAGAAAGGAGAAAAAGGTGCACCAACTGCAGATGCAATGGCAAAAGCAAAAGCTGGTTCTAAAAATGGTAGCACAAGCGAAGCTCTTAAACCAACACAAAAACCTATGTTGAAAAGAGTAAAAGCTAGATTTCCTAGATTAAAAGACGATACACAAAAAGAGATTGTTATGTTAGTTAAACCGGGAAGTACAATTAATTCTAGACGTTTTGTTGAATTAGGTCAAGCTTATGATGATGGGGATATGAAAAAGTTAGACCAATTAATAACAAAATATACTGCAGACGACGTAAAAAGAAGAAGGTAGAAAATGAAACAATTTAAAACTATAAGAGACCTAATTGATGCATCAGTCACTCAACAAGAATTAGAGTTTAAAACTCTCAATGAAAGAGAAACAATTGCAAGTGTTAAATTAAAAGGTGCTGCTGATGTATCACCTGCAAATGCAGTCGCAACAGAAATATTTACACCTGTTGCTATAGGATATTGAGTATTGTTGTTAAAATTATTAGCATCAGTTCCAAAATAAAAACCATATTCAATAACATTACTTTGACCTACATTTGAGAATTGACCTGTAAATAACATCTTATCATTTTCAACTGTGTAAGGATTTATATTTTGCATTTGCACAACAGGTCTAATAGGAGTTTCATCATCATCATCACTTTCACCAGGAATATATTGTACTACATTTCCAAGCCCCTCTAAAAATATATTGTTCTTTGCATAGGCTTGAATATAATAAGTTTCACCCTCAATTAAATTAGATATATTTAAAGTAAAATTACTTGATGTATCTGTTGATGCTTCTTTTTCATTTTGTATATAAATTGGACTTGTACCATAATAAAATCCTCTTTCAATAATTTGTAAACCTTTATCTGAAACTATTGTTCCATTAAGTGTTCCACTTGTTGTTGTTTTATTTGTAACTGCATTAGTAGAAACACTTGGCACTTCAGCAAGTTGATTTTGGTCAAAATCGCCTAATTGACCTGCAATAGCTACATCATAATAATTACTATTTGAAACAACATACCAAGAAGCATTAGCTTGATAAACTCTTGAATTTGTAATTCTTAATATTTCCTCTA